TGATGTTAGGGACATAGCGGGCATAGCCGTAACAGAGCCAACGTCCCAGTTGGACAAGTCGGGGTTGGCAAAGACTGCCCATAAGAACAAGCCGCTCATTTGCGTGGCAGAGCCAACTTCCCAGTGTGAAACATCGGGGTTTGCGACTGATGCACCTAAGAACATGCCACTTATAGAGGTAACAGAGCCAACGTCCCAGTTTGAAACATCGGGGTTTGCCAACTGCCGATCTAAACATGCCGTTCATAGCAGTTACCGCCCCGAATTCAACCGCGACTGTAGCTGATGTGGTCATATTGGCGCAGCCGAAGAAGCCGCCGTTAAGGACAGTTAAGCCGATAGGAACCCAGTTGCTTACGTCCTTAATCTTCAACATATCACCGGCATCATTAAATGACCACTTCGGGCACGTGCCATCAATAGTTATCTCGTATGTATCGGCAGTAGCATATACGTGGGACGGGCTTGGGGTGGTTACGACCTCAATGGCAGAGCCGTCCCCCCAATCTACCGTGAAGTTATTGCTGGCTGATGTGGCCGGTAGGGTGATAGTCTCGCTAGCGGCAGTGGTGTCCCACGTGGTGATGAATGATAACGATGGCGCGGGGAGAGGTGTCGCGCCTATATATGGAATATATTCAGCCTCCATAGTTGAGATGTATTCCTGCGCCGTTTTGATTTCTCCAGCTATGCCGCTTATCAATGCTCGAAGATTAGACCCAGCTATGTTTTTAGCGTCGAATGTCTTCCCGTTTGGGAGGTATTTCGCTATAGAGTTTGCGTGGTCTTCGCGGCTCGCCATTAGAAGGTCACAGTCCCTTTTGTCGCAATCTCACCGGAGTTTATCGCTATATCGCCAGACGGGGCGGATAGTTCAAAGCTCAGCACGATGGCCCCGGTATCAGGATCAACGGCGTTCTTGATGGCGGCCCGGTACGCGTCCTCATCTACATCAGCGCCAACGGTTGTTTCCTCATCATGAAATTGCGCGATATTTTCCTCGACTGCTGCCCGCATTGTCGGGGTGTCGGGGCTTAACGCCGTGAATGTGTAATTAACAACGACGGCTGTAGGAGCTTTGACAATATTATCACTAGATGCCGTATTGGCTGGCCTGATTGAGTCGATAGCATCTTTCACATCCTGCACTTCTGATGCCGATGGGATTGTGGTTGCGTCATTATCACGCATGAAAAATGTCCGCACCTGCCCGAGCGGGATCGATGTTGCAGCCGATATAGTGCCAGTTGCTGGCGTTGCTGGCGCTCCAAACACGACGTAGTGAAAAGTTGTTGAGCTTTCCACGATTATCCTGACGTTGCTTGCATTGTATTCAGTCTCAGCGGCCCCGGTGATTGACGTTTCCTGCCCGTCATCGAAGCCATGGGCTGAGGAGGCCACCACTGTTGCAACATTCCCTGACCGCGTGATTGATGATACTGAAATAGTACCGATCTCAGTACCAGCAGGCTCAACAAAGACTCTTGTTACTCCTGGCACTTCTTTTGCTTTTGATGAAATGTCCGACTCATTGAAGTGGGCCACGGGGTTTCTGATCTTTTCGAGATACCGCAGCCTGTATTCTTCTAGCGCCTCCTCATCTGTCCCACCGCCAACCGCGCCGAAATCAACGTACAAGGTGTCATCAACCCCAGCAATCGGGCTTTGCAAGCTTAGCGGGGTATCGGCGTCAAGATTTGTAGCAGCACCAAACCCTGTTGACTCTATGTCTACGGTTCCAAGGGTATAAGACGCAATGATAGTGCCGGTAGCAGGGGTTGCTGGCGATCCAGCCACTTGATAGGTGAATGACGCAGCACCTGTGACGACTATTTCCGCGTTCGTGAGATTATATTCGGCCTGTCCTGCGCCTGAAATAGTAACAGGGATGGCAGAAGCTAGGCCGTGATCGCTCGCGGTTGTCGCGGTGGCCGTGGTTCCGCTGCGAGTAATTGACAAGATGTTGATTGCTTGAGCCGCGATCATCACGCTTGAGGTTGTGACAAACTCCTCGCCGCCAGCTGGGAGAGTTACGCCGATCCCAATTGATGCGCCCGGCGTGCCTGTGGCTGCTGCGCTTCCCGATGACTGAGATGCTGGAGTCTTTGGGCCAACGTAAATATCGCCCCATTTAACAGCTGCTTCGTCGTCCGCTGTATCAGGGAATAGACGTGTCTCAGTCCGGCGCAGGTCTTGGTAAAAGTCAAATATGCGGCGCGCTATCCCGGCGATCAGAGATCGGAGCCAGTGAACCCGGAGATAAGGGTTTGAATCCGGCGCTTCTCGCGCAACATCCGCCTTGATCCTGTCCTCAACCTGCCCCGTGCTGTCTGGTGTTCCAACTGACATTAGAAATTACCCGTATTGTCCCATATTGCGTAGAATCTCCGATCTACAGGAGACCCGCCACGGAATAGATTGATATTCGCGCAGACTTTCCCGGCATTTAGGAATGGCTGCTCTACCGCTGTATTCACCGCTATTTCGTCGCCGATGAGCCATTGTAGCCCGTTGTTGACGACCACGCCAAGCTCCGCCAAAACAGACCCTGTAACGCGCTCCTGCTCGAACATCCACGCCTTATTGCCTTGCTCGAAATCTGGAGTTGTTTCATTCCCGATCCAACCTCTGCGCCTGTCTGATTCTGGTATTTCAGTGCTGCTCGCCCTCACCTCCTCAAACAAAGACATGAGAATAGCAGTGTCCAAGCTCTCGATCATTGAGATGTCGCCGCTATCAGTCCATTCTATATCATAATAGCCTTTGCTATTAACAATCTTTACATCAGTTGTCATGCGTGTGGACCGCCTGTATCGACTTCAGTATCGCCGCGCGAGTCGTTGGCTTGCGAGTGTATGTGATTAGCCATCTCGACCCCTCCCACTGTTAATGATGACACTGCGGCTACTGTCGCAGCAGTTGACGTGCCGGTGGTGGTTGTATTGCCACCGACAGCCAGGTTGCCGTCAATAGTAGCATTACCGCTTATATTAGTCTCAGCTGCCGTGATATTTGCAACTGAGCATGTGATATTTACACCGCTTTCGCCAGCGTCAATATCAAGTGTTCCGTCATTTCTTGCGATGATCCGGGTATTTGTCTCTGGGTGAAAGAATACCGGCTCACCTCGGCCTAGGTCGCCTGGTCTTTTCACTGTCACCGGTATTGAGTATCCGTTCCCAAAAGTTCGCACCCTGGCACCATCTGGCAAATCACAATACAATCCATAAGGGTAAATTATAGTGTCATCACCAACGCGCCCTAGAGCAGATGTCTGCTGGTTTGGGAATGTCTTTCCTTTGTCTTTGCCGGTAATCCTAGCCCAAAGAGAACGCATCGTTCTGGTCTCCTATCGGCTTCTGTGAAAGGATTAAATCATCAATCGTATAACCATCCTTCTCCACGAACTCAAGCGATGTGGCTGTTGGCTGCCCTTCTCCCTGGGTGAATGTAGCGGTATTCAGGAGCATCTTTCTACTGATGTCCGCGACATCTGAATTAACCTGTACTAGCGTATTCACATCCCACAGCCCGCCATTTGGCTTCTGATGCCCTTTGACGCTGCAATTGAACCGCGTAGCCCTCGATTTTGCCAGCTGGTTAGACCACTTTGCCCTGTCTTTCAGCTGCTCGTTGCTGTAGCTCTTTTCTTCAACGACAACACGCTGCCGCCCTTCTCGGATAGACGAATTGGTGACCCTACCGCCCTGATCAACAGCAGCCACAATGTCGGTGGAGCCTCCGAAGTTCAAAGCGGCAGGGTCTAACTGGCCCCTGTGGATGTATTTATTAAACTCTTTTGAGCCGTCAATGATCCACGATTGGGATATGATATTGTTTGAGCTTGAATTCACAAGCCTCTGCACGGTAGCGCCTGAGTCGGATGGTGAGGATTGAGTGATGACTATATCCCCGGCACCGTTAGATGTTAGCAGCGCCTGTCTTTTCCTTGAATAGATGGCGGCAAATTCCGCCGCCTTCTGCCCAATTTCAGGCCTTATCGCATCCTCTGCAACGTTGAACGGCTTTGGATTTACGTTATCAACGACCACTATGTCGCCACCGATATTCTCGATTGCTATTTCTATAATCCGCTTTAGCGTCAAAGTACCGTTAGCGTTTAGGTCAGGTATTTGGTCAATGGTTGAATCAATGAAATCACCCGTCTTGTCTCTCCCTGAGTATGTGACGATATGACTGCCCTCTTGATCTGCCCCATTAACCTCGTCAATGTACCCAGTGAGCACCCTGGTTGAGTCAACGGTAACCACGATGGGGTCTCCCCTCTTGAATGGCGGGAACCCTGTTACAGCGCTGGCTGAGAACTCAAAGTCATTAGCCATCGTCTCAAGTGATACCGTGACCTTTGCAGCCACGAAATCAGTATAAGGTACGCCATTGACGACAAGCTCGATCATGCTGAAAGAATCCTTATCTCTCCCTCAACAAAGGCGTTCTGCTTGATCCCGTTCAGGTCAGCGATAATGTCGAACAATTCAGTGTTGCCATAATACTTGTAGACAAGAACCGACAGCGGGATAAGGTCTGTCTCTATCGTGACAATAGATCTTGTTGTGACTCGCGCTCCAGACAGCGCCTCCTGGGCAGCTACGCGAACCCGATCAAGCAACTCCATTGCCTCATCTGTAACCAGCTGATTATCTCTGATGTCAGAATATTGATCTTCTAGCGCCTGCTGAGCCAGGTCGAGTTCATCGGTTGTATCATACTCAATCAGTGATGCATTAACGTAGGCATAGCTAAGAGCCTGCGTCCTTATGTTGGAGCGCATCCGGTCTCTGTTTTCCTTGCGCTCAGCCCTGCTAACCGTGCTGGTATTCACAATCGGGTCTGTGGCACCAAAATTAAACATGCTTTTAAGAGCGCCAAGCGTCTCGCCAGGTGTCTCATATAGATTATTCAATGACTCATACAGGCCCGCCGTGCTCTCCGCTAAGTCTGCTGGGGCCTCAATCAATGCCCCTATTTTCCCTGATACGGCATTGATTCGCGCCTTCATTTCAGCGGCTTTCTCGGCTGTTGCCGTGATGATCGTTGACGCGCCCCCAAAGGCTTCCACCATGCCGGATACGTTGTCGAGCGCATCGGTGAAGTTTGACGGGGCATTCGCTGAGACCTCATAGTTATCTTCGAGATCCGTCTCTAGCTGAGCATTAAGCAGGCTGCTTTCCTGCTGCACCCGAGAAGCCAAAGCGCCTGATTGCTGCGGGATGCCAGGCGAATCATTGACCTCGAAAGGGATCGTTATCTTGGCCCGCCCAAGCTCGCTAATTACTTCTGTTAGCGTATAAACTCCGTTAATGACCTTCTCAACATCTCCGAATGTCGGATGAGTTAATACGCCCTCTTCCCCATCCTCAAGCACCCGTAGCAGGTTGTCGCGCTCTTGATAATAGTTCTCATGCGGAATCCATACGGCAAGAGTAAATGCCCGTGGGGCTTTTCCCTGAACCTCTATGGCCTGCTTGTCAGCGCCTGGGTAGTTGAACTTTATTAAGCGATTGCCGCCGGTAGTCGATGCATCCTCGAAAAGGAGATCAACGCCCTTGTACTTCGCCGCCTTGAGTTGGATTAAATCAGCCACCTGTAGCCATCCCTACGTCTGCCCTACGGTTTCCAGCACCAGCTATGGTGGCCGGTGCCATCTGCTCTAGCCCTGGCGCAAGCCCTACATTCACGCCAACAGCAACCCTTGACCGCAACATGTCAGCGGCTGCGCTTTGGTCGGATGCAATTTTGCTCTCGCCAAACCCAAGGAACTTACCGCCAACATCAAATGCGCCGGTTAAGTCGAATTGCGAGAAATCCATTGTGGCTATTGCTGCCGCTATTTGTCCAAGCGTTGTGGCAATTCCTTTGAGCATGGCAAAGAATGGCTTCAAGACACCGATGGCTACATTTATCACGGCGGATAGAGTCTCACCAAGACCGGCCAAGATAACGGCGAGGCCTGATAGGGCCATGCCGAACACCTCAATATCTCCAGCATCAAGGCTATCTATAAACCTCTTTATTGTGCCCGCTAGAATTCCCGCACCACCCTCTGACTGCTTAAATGTCTTTATTATCTTCTCATTCATCAACACGCCAATAGCCTTCATCCGCGTACTGAATGTTGCCATTCTTACGTCGGCTTGATCTTTCGCCGTATTTGTTCCCCTCAACTTTTTCTCATACATGCCAAGGAATTTGACGTTATCAATAAGCGCAAGTCCAACTTTTGCATGCTCCTCACCGAATATTTTGGCCTCCAACTTGGCCCGCGCTGTGCTGTCCTTTGCCCCGTCTATAGCCTTTTTTACTATCTCAAATGAGCCTTGCAATCCAACCTTCTTGAAATCGATGCCAAGGCGGCGCATTCTTCCAAGGATTGAGTTGAGCGCGGTTCCGGCCTTCTCAGCCTTGATGCCGCCTTTCGCGGTCGTTTGGATGGCCGCATTTAGCTGAAGGAAGCTAAGGCCAGCAGCCTTTGCCGCTGGGCCTGCTATCGTTGCAGCAGCCCCAGTCTGGGCGATTTCGGATGATCCGAATTTAGCGCCAGCCGCTAGAATATTGACGAACTCATTCGCCCTGCTTGCATCGGCTCCGAACTGATTAAGGCTTTCTGCCGTTATCTGCGCAGCGGAAGCAAGCTCTATGCCTGATGCGTTCTTCAGGAGGAGGACAGATTCAGTCGTCTTTGTCAGTAGATCGATATTGTCTAGCAGTGCTGGCTTAGCAGAGGCCACTAATTTTATCGCTGTTGCAACCTCTGACTGAGATGCAACGTAAGTCTTTGACATGGAGAATATTCGACCCTCAAGGAAACTCAGATCTTTTCCTGTCGCGCCGGTTATTGCAGATAGATCGGCCATTGAGTCTTGAAACTTAGTCCCAATGTCAACTATCTTCTTAATGCCCAAAGCAAACCCAGCCGCTGATATTGTTTGAGTTACCCAGCTTTTAGCGAGTTTCTTTCCTTTCCGCTTTAGTTGGTCGAATATTTTTGTAGTTCTAACGCCTTCCGTGCCGAGATTCCTCATAGCCCTAGCTGCGTTGTTTGCTTGGCGAGACAGGGCGTCCCTTGCCTTGATCAGGTACTGAACTGTAAAGCTCTTATTCGCCACTGCTTACCCTCTCTGAAACGGCCTTCATGGCATCGCTTATCTCTTTGACAACTTCATATGTGGCCGACTCTATGTAGTCAACAGTTATAGATCCCTGTGACGCTATGGCAAGCTCGAATATTGATTTCCTATACCCTGGCTCCCCTAGCTCCCTGATGTCGTCATAAAAGTTCCGATGTACATCTTCAGGCTGCGCTCAATGTCGGTATATGACATACGGTCATATAATGGCGCGGTGATCTTCTTCTCGCCTGCCATCTGCGCTGAACTGACTAGGATTTCTTTAAACGTAACCATGACCTTCTGCATGTCAGCGCCGCCACTTGTCAGCATTGCAAACATGCTGTCGCCGATGTCTTCAGGTGAGCTTTCGTCATCAGCTTTCTCGGCGGAATCATCCCGCGCATTCTCAATCGCAGACTCTAAATCAAGCCCCTTGATAGCATTCGTGGTTGCCGCGCCGATCTCTGCCTTGATAATTGACACAAGATGCGCAATCTTTCCTGTTGGCTGCGAAATGGTGATGTGGCTGCCTTCTATCTCGCCGCCAGTGCCTGGTGAATACATGACTGGATCAGTCAACTCTACCGTGATTTCTTTCATAACAACTCCGACATTGCTGAATTAGTGCCGCCTATGGTAGCGCGGCTTGATATTAACTTACTGCGAGTGGTGCGCCTGAGAACTCAATAGGAACCTTGCCTTCGTTCTGAATGGCTTTCTCAGGGTCGTTTGTCATAACACCTTGGGTCAGAGTCCGCCCAAGACGGTTACCGGCTGCATCGGTGCCAGAGACGCGCACGACACGACCAGCACCTCGCGCCTTGAAGTCTCGCGACAGGTTCAATGACGCAACGGATGCGGGCATCTCGAACTTCACCATTCCGATCTTGGTGGTGACGTCCTCAGATGTAACCACGACAACGCGCCCGCCGCGTGATGCGGCCTTGGTGGTTGATTCTCCGTTGCCCTCAACGATGACGATTGTATTACCCTCAACCGTTACCGCCTCATCATCAACCTCGATAGAGGCATCGACTAGAATTAACTCTTGATCAGCCATCTTGTAGCCTCCTTATACTTCAAACGCGACAGCAATGTCATATGTCACACCGCGAAGCTGAACAACAATATATTGCTTCATGGCGACAAAGAACTTGCCGGTTGTTGGATTGAGCGAAACAGTGAGGTTTTCGCGGAATAGCTTATCATAATCGACCTGCTCGCCGTCGATAGAGCCGACGCCACTGTTAACCAGGCCCAGATCTGCAAGGTCTGCGTTAAGCTCTGTCACGAACGCTGCAACACTGGCCTCGTTCGCTGAGTCAACGCCATTGATCAGCGCCCCGCCTGTTGCCCGGTATTGCGGGTATTTGGCGCGAGTATTGTTGACGATGTACTCACGGGCAGCAGTTGCGGTATCAACATAGTTAAGGAATCCGAAGGTTGGATCTGGATTACCTGCTGTATCCGTCTTGTAGGTGGTGACGACCTGGCCAGCAATAACAGATGTAAATGGCGCGTTCGCATCAATCACCCATCCGCCAGCATCAAGTAGCTGCCCGGTTTCCACGTCACTGAACGAGTCACCAACATCGGGAACCTTTAGATCGGGAAATGGGGTGTTGAAGTATGGCTTCGAGTTCTGCCACGGGCCACCGAAAGAGTCGCGGGCAGAGCGAGAGATTACCAAATCACTCAGCACGGCATTATCGGTACGGCGTAGGGCGCGAATAGCGGCGAATTCTGCAACCTTAGTGAATGGCACATCGAGAACAGCCGGGCCAACATGGTCGGCGTCGTTGATCAGCTTGTCGGTGTTGTAGCACAAATCACGGCTATTAAGCAGGCCGAGAGCGGTTAGGTGATTGGCAAATGTATCAGTCTTGCCAACAAACGCCCGGCCATCAAGCACGTTGTTGGTGGCATTGAATCGGGGGGCCAGGAAGTCGATCACTTCATCAGTCTCTTCTTGGAACTGCCACACGATGCCTTGGTATCGCTGGTTGCCGACGACATCGAATACACCGGTCACGACTGGGTCAGTGGCACCGCTCGCCATGCCGGTGATAACAACACCAACACCGCCAACAGAGCCATCAACCTTGAGGCCGATAGTATTGCCGAATGTACCGGCGTTCTTTGCGGTCAAGGTGACTACACCAAGAGCATTGACGGCGGTCACCAATGCCGCTGTGTCGGCGGTGATAGCGGCGACCAAGGCATCACCAATGGCGGTGGCGGTGTCAAGGTCGGTTACGGCGATCTCGTATTCGTTGAACCTCTTAGACCCAACATAGAACTTGAGAATGCCATCCTCTGAAGCTGGGCCGGTGATGGTGAAGATGCCGGTGGCATCGACGCCAGCGCCGTTATCATCAAGACTGATGGCGTCAAAGATGGTGGCACCGTTACGGCGGCGAGCACGGCGGATTGCGGCAGAGATAGCCGAATCCTCACCGAACAGAGTATCCCATGAGTTATCGTCAAGGATATTCTCTACGAGTGCTCCGCTGGTGGCGGTTCCGGCTGCTGTTTTCTGGCCTACGAACAGAAGGCGCTCTTCAGCGAGTCCAACTGTTACGCCAGCAGCCCGCAGTGCGGCTGTGACTTCAGGGTTGCGTAGTGGCATCAGTTAGACTCCTTTTTCGTCTTCGGCTTATTCTCTACTACAGAGACACAACCGTCAATCCCTGCATCTTTCAGGCGGTTGCGCCATTCTTTGGCAACTGGCACACCGCGTTTGCACTCAACATCAACAATACCGCCTGGCTTCACACCAAGAAGTCCCGCCAATGCAACACTGTTTACCTTAACTTTCACTTTCTCTTTCATGGTATAGGCTCTTCATCTAGATCAACATTAGCGGTCAACTCACCGGTTCCAAGGTCAGTCGTCAAACTGTACTCAACATCGCGCATGGCTACATTATCGTCTGGGCCGACCATATCAACCTGAGTCAGCATGACAAGTTGCTCAAACGTCACCTCGTGGGCATACAGGGCCTTATTCTTGCCGTTTTGCCCGGCATAAGCAAATACCCCATGCCCGGCGGGTGTTGAACGGTACTGACTGTATGTGAATCCAGTATTAAACTCGGCCCTTGCCAATGAATTGAATATAGCAGGAATGTACTCTGATTCGACCTTATCGCGAAGCTGTGACGCCGTAAGATCGGCGGTTGCGTTCATAATGATGTAAATAGCGAATGATTGAATCAGGACTGGGGTATATGAGTCTTGCCCAGTTGCGGAGCTTGAAGCATCCGTTTCCTCATTACGCTTTTTGCTGACAGTCACATCGCCAAGCTGAACGATCAGATGATCTACTGACAATGATTGTTTGGTGTGAACATCAACAAGGTATTGCTCTATGTCAATAACTGAGGCGATTCGCAATGATACCTGGACTTGGGCATTATCGACAACGGCGTTCAGTGTGTAGCCCACGGGTAACTCATAATCAAACGTTGTCGTGGTTACATTAACTGCCGTTGCGAACCCGTTGAAGATCCCGCCATTGGCGTTTTCCACTATCGGCGAGACTGATATTGTGGTTGATCCCGAGTCTGCCACGGCGATGACCAGCTTGCGGCGATTGGTTACGCTGATCAACTCGAACGTTCCGTTGAATTCTGCCTCAGTAGCGCCGGAAATGGTGATAGTCTTGCCGCCTGCCGTGATATCTCTTTGCGAGAGAGTGAGATCGTGATCTTGCAGTGTCTCGAAGACAGCTTGTGAGCCAGTACGCAAGAAAGAGGCGACATCAATTTGCACCGGGGCTTCTGCGCCAATGATAGATATGTCTTGATTCTCAACGATACCATGAGCCGCCGAGGTTGTGGCGGTGGCTGTAGTGCCTGAAACAGATATAGATATAATACTAATGGACTCGCTAAACCCGCCAGTATGTAGCGGGATGCTTGCTGCCAGCCTATCAACTATGTCCTGAGCGATCATGCCTCTTCCACTATCCCATCGGTTAGATTCCGCATTATATCACGTTCCGAAGCCTCTATGGCATTGCCCAGGCCCGGTCTCTTTCTCATTCTACTGGTTCCAAGCTCAAGGAATCCGGCGTACTCCGCAGAGTTACCAAAAATCAAATTAATCCCGCTAACTTTAAACCCGACTGCTCTGCGGTAAACGCCAGTCCTATTCGCTGGAGTTTCCCCTGGCGCTGACGCTATATGACGACGACGCCGCCCAAGCTTGTCTTTCCTGATATAAATAGTTCCAGACTTGGCGGACTTATCCAGCACTTGCCTGTTGAACTCTCCAACCAAGTCTTTACCAGTGCGATACAGGGACTTCTCAATACCGAAACGAGTTCGTGCGGTAATATTCTCGGCGGCTTCAAAAGACCTCCGGTTACCTTCGGCGCTAATTATGTCAAGCTTCATTGACAACTTTTGAGTCCTCCCCGCGCTCGGTACACATCAGGATCAATTGCTCGCCTTTCTCACAGTAATTCTCAGCGGTGAGTATCTTGATTCGCTTGGTGCCAAGCTTGATCCACTGCTCAGCGGTGATGTCTGCTGAGTATATGAGGCACATCTTATGGGTTGCGACCCGCTCTGTGTTGGTGCTATCAAATACGGCCACGCCATGAATGGTCTTAATCAAGGCTTTAACCGTGACTGGATTAGTGAATACCTCCGATACTTGGCCGTTGATCGTCTTGGTGTCACGATCCTCGACGGTGATATCAATCCCGCGCCGCGCCAAATTGCGTAGGAAGAGACTCACACGCTACCGCCATCAGTGCCAATGCTTAGGAAGCGCACAGGCTGCTTGTCCTGCTCAGCAAGGCACCCTCCCGATAGGGTGTTAGCCATTTGGCCGAATGGGCTGCCCTTCACGCCATCACCCATCGTGAAGCCGTATGTGGCAGAGCCCCCACAGCCTCCGCCCTTCTCAGATGTCATGGAGAGGGTTAATTCTGTGGCAGCTGCGTAGTGGGCCGCAAGGTATGTCTCGACCTGGATCAGGCAATCGTCGCTCAAGTGAGAAGCGCAGCCCGCCGCAATCTGATCAACCACGCACGTCGCCGCATCAATGGCCGCTTGGATTTGTGGATCGGTGAGAGATGTCCCGACTGGCAGGATCGCTTTTACTTTGTCGATGGTTGTTCTTTGCGCCATTTATTACTCCTGGTGCCCTTGGGCCTTCATCGTGAATGTGTTTATCCCAAGATTTGCAACTGGGTCTGTTACATATAGCTCAATCCTGTCGCCGGTAGCTCCATCGAGCCGAACAATAGCCCCGGCCGCAGTGAATGTCCCTCGACCACTAGTGCCGAATAAACCCTGACCACCAGATCTATCGTCAAATTCGACGTTGTACATGTCTGCTTTAAAATCACCCATCCGCTTCCAGTTTGTGAATGTGCCGTATTGGCCGTCTATCCTTGCCCGAAAAAGGATTCCGTTTGCGAGCGCAGGGATTCCACCAAACGTCCCGAGATCGCCTTTTGAATCATGCGTCATCTCGAACAGTATCCGCGTCTCGTGCCACACCTCGCCAACTTCCGGGCCAACCCAGTACTCTTGTGGAGCCGCCATTGTGCCGTCTTGTGACACCATATTTATAATTGACTTTTCTACCTCGTCGCCAATGTCGTGCGGGATGTCCAAATATCTATCTAGCGTGAACGTAGCGGGGCCGGTTGGCGCAGATATGGCCGTTATCATGGGGTGCGTGGTTTCTGGCGATCCACTATTCATGTGGAGGTAATCATTGACGGCAAAGCCAGTCGCGTCTAGCACGTCTATTTCGTATGCGGAGCCGCCAGCAGGCACGGAAGCCGCGAGCGTCGTAATCAGCCCGGTATGCTGATGAAAATACTTGTTCACTATCTTAGTATGGACGTCTGCATTATGGACGCTTAGGACGTGAGCGCCCGTCTCTGCGCTGTAATAGGCGTCCAGCGGATTCCCGAACCCGTCGTGCATGCTTGCCCGATTTACCGGTGAGAAGCCTTCTCTCGATTCCGTGGTGATACTCAGAAGCCCGTCGCTACCTTGGCAATAAGCCCACGCGCCAGGGTCTCCATCACTGTTCTGGAGGCTCACACTAGGGGGTCTTTTTACGATGTTGTACGCGTCATGGTCTGGTGCTGGCTCTGCTGCCTGCACCGCAAGATACACGTCCGCATCCCCAGAATTCTCGATGGTCAGTCGTGTACCTACCGTTAACCCGGTCAAGGCATACAGATCTACCCACTGATTCTGAGGAACAATAATATTCTGTAGGTTGTCAGCCACTATTCACCTATAAATAAAAAAGGGGCCGTCTCCAGCCCCTTATGGCTTACTTCTCAGCGTCGCCGCTGCCTTCGTCCGCCTTGGTCAAATCAATCGCATTTTTCTCGCCGATCTTTCTGACCTTCTTTCCAAGCCTTTCAGCAGCAGCCTCTGCCAGCACAATCTCTGTGCCTTGGGGGATATGCTGAAGCTTACCTGCAACTGCCAGGTATAGCTTTTTGTGATCAACCACGTGGGTTGGCTTCTTTGGTGCTGCCATAGTCATCTACCTCTATGCTGATGCGTACATTGCGCAGGTATTACCGGCGAAATCAGTGCGGACCTCGTAACCAGCCGCACCCCAAACAACAAAGTTGTAGTTAGAGTTGTAGACCGGGCGAGGCATGGCGACGGTGTTAATGCCCATGCCGACAACAGGGCGGATCTTGTTGCTGTCCAGCGGGAAGGCCATCATCTGGTTACCGGTCAGCTTGGAAGATACCTTGATTGCAGCAACGCCCATCATGCCAGCGAACTCTTCCATGATCTTTTTAGCATCGTAGCTGGTTGAGAATTTACGCTCCCAGTTCGATGCAATCTCGCGACTGACGTAGTAGGTGGCATCCATTTCACACTTGTTATCGATGTACAGCACATCACGAACCTGGGTAAACGCTGCTTGGTTCTCATCGCCGGTCTTGGTGGTCAAGGTGAAGTCGAAGTTGATTCCACCAGCGCCGAGGTCAACCGATGCGACACGGCTGTCATTTCGCATACCAAGCCAGGAGACGCCGTCAACAACGATAGCGTTGCCTTGGGTGTCGGTGTGGCCGTCCATGAAGTTGTCAGCGTAATGGGCGCGGAGAGTGGCGACAGACTCGCGTTGGTCATCGATCAAAGCATCGAAGCCCTCGGAGGACTGAGCATTCCACTCGCGCCAGTTGCGGAAGAAACCGGTGTCATGAACGGGGATGATTGAGCCGTCGTAAGTGAACTCGACCTGATCCATCTTCACGCCGATTTGGCCGGTCATGGAGGTTTGGGCGTTGCCTGCATCGGAGGCCTGGCGGAACTTATGCACCAGCTTACCGATGTTTACGGAACGGGACAGGGGAAGCAAGTCGTTCAGGAAGGTATCGCCGTCGTCTGAGCGCATACGCTCAACGGTGACGTTGTCAAACTCCTGATAGACGTCCTGGGGAATGATGCCTTCATTAACGCGGAGTTGACCGGCGTTAACGAACATCTGCTCTTGCAGGTTCGATGCCTCACGTGCGCGGCGAACCTCTTCCCACTGTTCCGGGGCAGATCGGCTATTGCCGATAATCTTCTTTTGGAAAATCATTGTAATCTTCTCCCTTATGCTACGCAAACACGAACAAGCGTGGTTGCGGTAGTGGTGATGGTCTCGTCTGAGTAGCAAAGAACCTGTTCACTGGTTGCGCCTACAGTGGCCGGGGTAACAGCCAGTTTCAGCAGGCCAGCACCATTAAGAGACAGTGCGCTACCCTTAACCAGAGTCTGGGCGGTGGCAACCAGGATATTCATGAACTCACCGGAGCGTGGCTGAATTGCGACCATGTTCTCGTTGATAGTCCATGCAGTATCGACGCTTTTTGATCGCTGTTGATCCTTATCCGCAACAAGAAGCATCTCACTCCATACGGTTGCAGCGGTTGCGTTAACCTCGAAACCAGCATCAGCGGCAGCGAAATCAACCACAGTGCCGGGGGCAATTGCGGCAGTTGCTACAGCCTCGACATTTAGCGGCTTTGAATCAGACCCATCAGCGGGGCCGACATAAATAGTGCGTTTTCCTTTGGTAGACATTATCTATCCCCCTTATTCAGGCATGTCGGCAGGGGCAGCAGATGCGCTGTCCTTGTCAACATTAACAACAGGAGACACGCCGAAAGAACTACCGCAATTGGCAGCCATCTCTTTCACCTTGTCCAGACCAAGCAGCTTTGCAGCCTCGGCATCAATGCCTGGGTACTTTTCGCTGTTGCCCACAATCTCAGCGAACTTTTCGAGTTCAGCGGTTGATTGCGCGTTAATGGTTGCTTCAAGCCCTTCCAGTTTATCAGCGATTGGCTTGAGAGCATTCGCAACGACGCCGGCCAGAGCCTCGTCATTACCTGCGCCTTCGCCGTCACCTTCAACTGGGATAGCCTGAAGCTCGTTGTATTTCGCCAGAAGTTGCGCGTCATCAAGGTCATTGACCTCAATACCGGCTTCCTTCAGGGCGTTAACAATAGCTTCCTTCATGGGATCACCTTTACAGTTGGTTTTGGGGGTAAATGTCACATTACGTTCCACTGGGATCGGAATGCCGACAATCGTTACTCGGTCATCATCTAACCGATACGGCACTGAGAACAGTCCGCTCTCTGTGCTAAAAATCACCTCTTCGTCGTATAGCTCTTCAATCCAGTGGACTGAACCGATAGCAGACCGCTCAAAGGCCTCCATCACCTCTTGGTGTCGCTGGGTGATCGATATGCCTTCTGCGTTGGTGCGATGATCGACCACCTCATCAGGCTTCTTTTCGCTATTCAGGACGAATGTTTCAGTCTCGACCTTGTCGCCAGCCTCATTAACTGCCATGCCAACACCTTGCGACGGGGTGGCAGCTGCGACAGAGTCAAGCAGGATGGCGTCATGGTCAAAAACCATGTTATGGGCGATCCAGTCGTACTCATCACCAGCGGCGTTGGTCATTGCAGCACCAAGCGGCTCAACCTCAAGGAAGATCCGTGTAGAGGTATGGATGGGGCGGGGATTGTCGTTTGTTTCAATCTCGTTGATCCGGTCAAGCAGACGAAGGCCTTTCTCGCTCTTCATGGCCTCCTGGACATTGATATATTTGTCAACGCGGATCCGATTCCCTTCCTTGACGACATTCTGGTTGAATGCGCCAGCATGGAAGTTGTGGATGGCTTCGGGGTCGCTTGCAGACAGGAAATTACCACCTGAGTCTGTCGGGTGCTCTACCGGGGCAAGGGTGCGCTCCAAGGTCATGAATGACTTGTCTATCTCATCAGCGGGATAGAGTCCGCCATTCATGACGATGTCATCTGGGAGGGTGTAGGAAGTAACGACGATATGCTCCACGCCGTCTATCGACTCCCTGCGGACGGCGTCGCGGTTAACTCTCGCGGCACATTGGATCATCTTACGTTTCATCATAAGCTCGTATTATAGCCTCACTATTCCAGACAATACCACCAATCAACCCTAAATCAAGCGGTTTTCTTGAAGAATGACCGCTCGGCCTTGATATCCTTCTGTGTTTCTGACTGTATCACATTTCCTGATGCGTCGATTAATACTGATATTACGGAGCAAAGACAGTTGATTCGATTGGCTCCAGTATTCCACCATTGCTGCTGGTCTGCCGTCGTGTATGCGTTGCCGTGCCTTGCTGCGTGGGTTTCACGCGTTGTTGGCGTCAATGCCGACACATGGACCACCCCAGCTCTAAGCCCCGTCCTTTCTGCCATAAAATCAACGGAGTCAATTTTGGCGTCATTGTATGCCTTGTTGATCTCAGTCTCGGCAATGCGTTTTGCGCTCGACTTAGCCACGCCGAAACGCTCTGTAATGGCCTGCGATATTGCCGTAGGCGTATCACCAGCCTGAATGCCCGCGTTTATCTGCTGGATAACCTGCGCCGATGTTCTGTCGCTGAGCGTCTTGATCTGCTGGTAATTTGACACATAGACGGCGTTGATCGTCTGGATATATTGCCTGGATGTCAAGACTTGCTCAATCGGCACCGTTGAAACGAATGGGTCAGTGATTGCCCCGGCAATAAGTGCGGCGGTGATCAACTGGTTGGTGCGATTCACTTCTTCGGCGGTGCCTTGGCGATATGGCTGCTCGATATTATCTTTCCAATACCAATCAGGCGGCATACGGTCTTGCGAATCTAGCAACTCCTCATTGAGTAGCGCACGGATAGCATCATCAAAGGCCTGCTGCTCTGCTGGAGTCAGTTGGTAATCATAGACAACCGTCTCGGCGTTTACGATCTTCGTCTGAGTGCGGCGCTGTCGCGGGATGTCGCGGAGCATTGTCTTGACGCTGGCCTGCGCCCTGTTCAATCGCAGAGTTAATGCGCGAGTTCCTTTGTTACGGGCCTTATTCTGCCCTGTGGGGTCACTCTTCGTCTTCGCCATCGCCAAGCTCTTCGGTCATTAGGTCAGGCTCAATGTCAGGCTCAAATCCTGCCGCTTCCCTGATTTCCTCACCAGAGAATGGCGCATCACCGCCTGACTTGAACTGTCTTTCATTAACCGACGCCATCTTATCGGCGTTATCAAGGCGCTCTTCATCAGAGCGCGCAAGCAGGTCATCCCACACTACCGAGTAATCAGCTGATGGGAGAATTCCGTGCTTAATCGACCAATCTATGACAGATGATGTCATGTCGGTAAGGAAATTCTCACGCCTTGACTGATTCCCAGCAAGGAAGCTGCTGCTATCCTCTCCACTTGCTAGCCTGCCGGTTTGCTGCCCGATCAGGATAGTAGCCGGGGTCATTGGCTTTGTCCCTGCTGCAACGTCGTTCAGGGCGTTGGTGAAGAACTCTTTCGGATTGGCTAGAGACGATTCGAGCGTCTTGGCGTCCATACCTGGTGTCCATATGGCCCGCCTTGCCCGGTTGCGTGAGAACTCATCGAAGTGCTCGTTGAAGTCATCCAGCAAGCCTTTGTTCTGCGCGGCGCTCGACCCGTCCTTCAGGTCAAACACAATCGACTGTGCCGCGTTTTTGTAGAAGCCCTCACCACCGGCCCCTATAATCTTGCGCAAGTCCATCAGCGAGTTATAGACAGGCTCTAGCGCTGGTATTCCGTAGATAGACCCATCATCTGCACCCTCTGCGGCGATAACCACCCTGGATGCGTGGATCTTGATGGTTGTCTGCGTGTTCTCGTTTCTATTCCCTTCTACACTGCCCTGATACTGGAACATGATAGGCGCACCGAACGTCTCCGACATTGGGTCGCTATCGGATTCTGTAACCTCTAGCTGTGATTCATATAGGGGAATGATGTCGAATAACGCCGCCTCGCCTGGCAGTGTACCGTCAATAGGCTCCTCTGGATTCTTCCCGTCCTTAACCCTCATGTAAAGCCCGCCATACCGCCCAACGCGCTGGCGTAGGTCTAGGCCTTTCAGCCGCACCCATAACGGAATTCTGGCCTCCAGTTTGGCAAGCTCATTGGTGAACTTGTCGCCAGATTCGATAGTCGGCGGGGTAGACCACCCCGTATCAACCGGAAGCTCAACAACATTCTTGGCGATACCGAAACGGCGGTACATGTTCCAGAAATTGCCGAACTCTAGGCTTTCAGGGTATCCGTAATCGAGATAAACATTGTGGAGGGTGTCAGCGCCATCATATCCGCCAGACATGGCAGCGGCCATGCGGCCCCTCAGTCCGGTATCGGTGGCGTTAGTTACTGAGCTTTCCTTGATCTTGCCGATAATCTCATTAACTATGGCCTCTCTGTCTTCTTTCTGTTTGTCTTGGAAAGGCCACATATTATCCACCCATTGCCATTTCTAGTAGTTCGCTTAACTGGGAGTCTACACCAGATAGCTCGGTTAGCACATACACGGCGGCATCCACCCTGTTTGGGGATTTGCCGTTAGACTTCTGTGTTACGGGGTCAAAGTCCATCATTTCATCGTCTACCTTTGTCAGCCCCGGCTTGTGGTGAACCATGCCAAGCTCGTAAAGGCCGACGACAGGCTCAGCCCTTAGTGTCTTGCCCTTCTTCGCGGTAACCCTGAGAACCCGGCCAGTGAACCCGGCGTTTCTAAGGTTGCTCTCGCACATATCACCACCCTGGTTGGTTTCTATCAGCATGGCGTCTGCATTTGCCGTCTCATAGGCATGGATCGCAGCCTCGGCCCACTGGAGAGGCGATCCTTTGCGCGTGTAGTCAGCATCAAGGCTGTATTTCTTGCCCTCGTACTCACTGCCTACGATTATGCCGTGCTCATCCGATATCTCTGTGTTTGTCGTTGCAGGGTCAATGGAGACTATGGTGCGGATAGGGAGGCCACAATTAGCAGGCTCTCTCGCTTTCGCTATCAGCTTCTCAGTCCATAGGGCTGTTTCTTCGTCGCGCTTGATTGGCTTCTGCATGTACTGAGCTGCGAACTTGCGCCGATGACTCTTTAGCGCCACCTCATGCTTTTCATTGTGCTTGAACGGCCACAGCCAACCATCCGGCAGGCCGTGGGCTATCTCTATGCCGTGCGTGTACTCAGCTGGGTATTGCTCCTCGCTTTCAACAATCACAGGAAGGTTCAGGTGGTGCCACTTCTCACCAGACCCGCCTCTAAGGAGGTAGCCAGACAAGTCGTTCCAGTGGATCCGCTGCATTATCACTATGATCGGGATTGTCTCGATAGCCACCCGAGAGGCGATGGTTTCATTGTATGAGTTGTTTACCGACTCCCGTATCACCTCGGAATAGGCATCATCAGGCTTTACCGGGTCATCAATTACCAGCGCACCGGTGAACTTGCTGTAATCCATATGCCCGGCACGGAATCCGGTTACCTGCCCACCCGCTGACGTACCTGTTATCCCTCCGTTTTCCTCTGGCTCCCACAACTTCTTGCTGTCGGTGTCTCTATTGGCCGATACGGGCCACGTATCCTGAAAGACCTTCGTCTTCACTCTCCCACGGGTGGTGCGGGGGTTCTGCATCACCCTCCGGACCGAGTATGCCAGCGGAACGGAGCGGGCCACCGCGGGCGCCCCCAGGCGCCGGCACACCTACCCACACCAGGCCACCCCTGTCCTCTGCTCGCCCG